GCTTATGTATAGTTATTAAGTTAAATGTCTATATATAGAACCTTTAATAATGCTTATATATATATCTATATATAGAAGATGTATCTTATTTTAATTTTTCTAATCTGTCGATGCAAATTTCTATCGTTTCAGCGAGATCTGTATCGGTCAAAAGTATCTTTTTCCTGAAATCCCAAAGTTCAAAAGTAAGTTGCTTTCTCATGTCTTCGCGACCATGACCATAGCCGCGTTTGTAACCCGTTAGCCAAGTCCGTTCTGTGAACTCTTTCCAGTCTGTTTCCTGCTGCATGATTCCCCTGTCTGTCAGATAGAATTACTGCTGGAGGCGTAGCTATCTGTGGGCTACGTCTCCTTCGGTTTCTACTTTGTATCTACTGCCTTTGCCATCTCTGTGACCTGCTCTAGGAATCGCTTAGGCATTCCATGAAGCTTGGCATCGCTGTAAAGCTCTCTAAGCCCTTCAACATCACTACTTAGGGCTAGGACACTTGCGCGACCCTCAAACCCCTTTAGAGACACTGCTAGGGCTTCCTGTGATGCTGCCTGCATTTCCTCCGCGCTAGGTCTAACGCTGTGACCGTCTTTCTTGCTAGAAAACCCGAGCGTTGATAAAGCCCTGCCAATTGCGCTAGTGCTGCAATTCTCGATAAAGCTAGTTTTGTTTATTGGGCTAGAGTTTCTCGTCTCCTGGGCGAAGTCAATAGCTGCTGCCCTCATGTCTTCCCGGTCAGTGTAGACACTTGCCATTATGACGATCTCGGTTTCGTTGATTAGCTTTATCTCTGTGTGTATTCTGCCGTTTGGGTGCTTCTCCCAGAACTTAGCTATTCGGTCTGCTACTGGTTCGTAGTTGTCCATGAATCCCATTTTTACCCTCCTGTGATTTTGAGATAAGGCGCGCCGCCAGATCTGCTTTGTAACATTACAACGTTCTCGCCGTCTACATAACCGTATTTAGCGCCCTTCATGCTGCTTTGAATAACCGATTTCCTAAGTGTTGCCTGCTGCTTCCAGAACTTTTCTTGCTCTAGTGCCGCTTGTAGAAGTCGGTATTCCTCGGGATCTATTTCTATCTCTGTGTCTTCTATGTCGGGATGCAGAATCCTAATTGCGCTGTAAGTAGAATCGCTGCCTTCTATGTCTGGCTGCTCTCCTGTCCTGACAAGCTCTAGGAAGCTCTCTGCCGCCTTCATAAGTGCCTCAGCCTCTATCGGGTCATACTCCACCGTAAACTCTCTGTATTCGCCTCCTGCGACCGCGCAAAGTACACCGGGACTATGCAAGCCTGTTACGATCATGTACCAAAGAACTTGAAGCCTGTAATGCTCCGGCAAGATAGGCATAGCGTTTCTAGAGAATTTGATCTCAAGAATGTATAACCTGCCATCTTCGTCTTCAATAACGCCATCGGGGTTAGCGTGGAATGACGGGTTCTTTTGTGACTCGTAGGTGTAATCCCCAGTGTGAACTATTAGATGTGGGTGCATGTCACCGAATAGTCGAGCTATCGCAGGCTCGAAGTAGTTGCCTAGCTTCATAGCCATTGTGCCTTCTGTAGGCAATAGCAAGCCTGACTTCTGCGCCCATAAGTACACCGCACTAGTCCAGGGAGACTTATTCATTATCGGAGCTATGTCGCTGCCGCCGATTGCGTGAGATCTCTGAGCATGCCACTCAGTAGATCCTGCCGGGTGTGTGCCGATTAGAGTGCCGCCTAGTTTGGCAATTGTCTTATTCACTGTGATCATGTTTTGGAGCATAGCAAAGCAGCGCGACATAATTGCAGTTATTGTTTAGGCATGAACTCAGAACAAGCTCTCACTGCACTAGCAGAAGGCATTAGAAAGACAGGGGCAACCGCCTGCCAAACCTCTGACCCCGATGCTTGGTTTCCAGAAGGAGGCGTTCCAAATACTAGCCTTAGGTCTGCGATTAGTCTCTGTAAGATCTGCCCGGTAAGGTCTCTTTGTCTAGAGTTTGCTCTAGTAAATGATGAGAAGCATGGTATCTGGGGTGGAGTCAACACTAGGCAACGCGCTAGAATGCGTAACGCTAAAGGCTAGTGTAAAAAGTAGTCCGAGAAGGGTGTAAAAAGTAGTTAAAAGACAACCGCCCCACCTTCTTAATAAAGAGAAAACGGGGCAGTGTTAATATTTTTATTTTAGCAGCTAAACGCCTGGAATGTGAGGAGGCTCTATTCCCTCGGTCACGTCTTCGTATTCCTCCGGGTTGTTTACCTCAGTGTTCTTTACTGCCATAACTGAAGCAAAGAATGCTAAGGCTGCTGCGACGCTGCTAAGTATTTGCTGCGATTGCTCTCCGGTAACTATCCCGGCGATTACCAGAAGCGGCACTAATCCGGCTACTGCTGCGTAGATTGCTTTTCTAATCTGGGGGTTGAATCTCATTTTGCGTACCTTTCCAATAGGGCTAGTGGGTCGAATGTTTGACCGTAGAAGATGTGTTGGGCTGTGTCTCCGTAGGTTAGGTGAAGATGGCTGCCGCGTGATGCGCTCCCAGTGTTTCCAACGGCTGCGAACCACTTATTGCCTTCCCAGATTTTAGTACCTACCTTGTGCTTGCTCTTTACCTTCAAGTGAGCGAAGCCTAGATACATAGGCATGTCTTTGCCTTCATGCCAGAAGCGCAGGACTAAGCAATTACCTAGAACATCGCTCCAAGTGTTCACTACTATCGTGCCTGTCTCCGGTGCTGTAATCCACGCGCCTGTCGCTGCGCCAAAGTCGAGTCCCCTATGTGGGGTACTCCTGTTCTCTGTAGCGCCATAGAGTGCTGTAATGCTTGCTTTAGGAAGTGGGTATCTCATAGAGCAACCTGAGAAACAACCGTCACAGCTAGAGCAGTTAGGGCAGCAGAAGCGAAAGCAGTAACCCAGGCTGTTTGCCATCGAGCCTTTTCTAGCTCTCTGATTCTGTCCTCGTGATCTTGCAGCATCTTGAACCCGGCTTTTACGTCTGCCATGTCACCTACTAGCTTTAGTAGTAACTGCTGCTGTGTGCTGCTTCTCGGTATCTGCTCAGACATTAGCCGAGTAATGCTTTTAGGTCTTCAGCGGTTAGCCCTAGAGCTAGTAGCTTGGCTTCTGCTGCTAAGCGCAATTCTGCTTTAGAGTTGGCTTCTTCTTCTGCTTGATTTTGCAGAGATTTTAAATCGCTTAGCTCTTTATTGGTAAATTTAGTAAAAGTAATTTCGCCTGTCTTGGTATCTACTATTGCTTCTTTATATATTGTCAAAGTTAGCCTCCATATATTTCGTACGTACCTGCTGTAAAAGTTCTAGAGCCATCAGCCAGTAAGCTAAAAGAGCTAAGGACAGCACTTCCCTTGCTTTGAAAGCTTTGAAAAGCAGCTTGCTCGCTTCCGCCTCCGCTAGCTGTATCACCTCCGACGCCTGTAAAGAGGCTACTTCCAGTATGTGATCCCCCTCTGACCGTCATCGCAAAATCACCAACGTAGGGGCTGGTTCTTAATCTACCAATTTTTGGATAGCTTGAAGACGAGTCCACAATTGCACTGCTATTATTGTTATTAGCAGAAATAAGAGAAACTGCTTTACCTGATGTTGTACCATTTAAGTAAGCATAAATACGAGCATCACCGCTAACCTGAACCCCTAAGAAATAAAAATAGTAAAGGTCACTTCCTGATAGACTTGTGAAAGTTGCCGTTGTTGCCCCTGTAGGAATTGAGCCACTTGCTAATAGTGTTAATTCAGGGTCACCGCCGCCGCCGCCTGCATCTGCCCAGGCAACCGCTCCGGCAACAACACTTAGAACTTGATCGTTTGCGCCTACACCTAAGCGAGTGACAGAACTAGCGCCGTCTGCGACTATTAGGTCTTGTGAAGTTGTAACAGTGCTTTTAGGGATTAGCGCGCTTAGGTCTGGTTCTTCTGCAAGTGCTACGAAAGCCGAGCCGTTCCAACTCTCGTATGCGTTAGTGTCCTCGAGGTAAGTCAGCATACCTGTAACTGGGCTAGGGATTGCAGTAGTCCTGGCTGCTGAATCTGCAAAGACGATAACGCTCTGATTCATTAGGAAGTTGTTTAGATCGCTTGCAGGAAGTGGGAATCCGTTAGCGAATGTCTTGTATGCCATTTATGCCTCTTTCCATAGCTCTAGTCTAGTGAACCAATTGTTTACGTCTATTGTGTGAATCACCTTAGCAACCGAATAGTAGCTGTCTATGTTTAGCTCCGAGGTAACGTATTTTACACCTAGCACTTCTCCGGGCATAATCTCTGCCGCGTGTGTCAAGTTGTTGTTCCTGTCTATTGCCGGAGTTGTAACACTTTTTACTAATCGTGTCGGGTACTGAGTGAAGACTCTATCCGCCCATACGTTTAGTTGGTCTATGTCTGTTGTGTCTATCTGCACGTCTATCGCCGCTACTCCGTATAGGTCTATTGAATCCTGATCCTGCCTAATTACATAGGTTGCATCATCTGTCTTTAGCGCGACCCTAAGCGAGTTATAAACATCGTCGTACTCACCCTGGACTATAAGGTCACTCATACATAGGTGAAGATTGTCTTCGTGTGAGTTGCCGATAGTGTAAGTGCCATCTGGGATAGCCGCTATCACCGGGCGAGGAATAAAAACAAACTCTTGAGTAGAAGGGTCTATCCAGAAGAACCCTAGTCCTACCTGTATAGCGTCTGACAAAAAGATGTTAGGAATTACATCGGTTGATAACACGCTAGGTATTCTGCCCGTTGTTTCGCTGCTAAGCGCGTACATGCTAGTACCGAAGCCCTCGGCAACCTTCTCAATTACCTCGTAGGGAGAAGCGTAGCCGTCTGGAAAGTCTGTAGTCGTATCAAATTCAGCTAGTCGAGTAGTAACTACTTTGTTAAAGCTATCCAACGCGGAGATGCTGATTAGGTTAGGCCCGTCAACGGTGTAAGAAACATCTACGGTGTTTATAAAGCCCGAGAAGATAACCTCGTCAAGATCTGCCCTGTTCAGTCTTACCCTGACCGGAGTGCCGGGTCTAATAGTTCTGTTGTTTGTGGGGTCGTAGGTGTAGCTCTGTAAAGCGATTGCAGCAGTAGAAGGCTGCGCCTGGAAGTAAGTCATGTTTTCTACTGTGCCGCCTAGCTCGGTCTTGACGTTTGCAACATCACAATTCAAGTTCTGCCAGTCGAAAGCATAAGCGCCTTCTGCTAGTACATCTGCGCCGCCAATGTCAGAAACACCGATAATAAACCACCCTGCTCCTGCTAAGACGTTAGTGCCGCCTAAGTCAGAAACTCCTATGATAAATAGGTTTGCAGCGTTGTCGGGTATGTAGAACTCGACCTTTAGGTCTTCTGCTATGTCAAAATTGGCTAGAAGTGTCATCTTATTATTACGTCGCTGCCCTGATCTCTCAGCGCCCTGTTCATTTCGTGAAGTAGTTGCTTGCCATCTGTAGCCGCTGTGTTGA